ATGCAAAACCTACTTTATCAGCTGAAGAAATGGAAAAGATATATTCATTGGCAGATCAAATGGATAGATTAAGAGAGACCGAACCTAAAGAAAATATACAATGGTCAGAGGAAGATTTAATTGACTTATTCGGTAAGAAAACTATACACTAGAGATAGTAGCTAAGCTTCTCCCCAGCGACCTACATAGTCGATTATAACATAGTTCCTAGGACTGTCAAGCAATAGCAAAAAATAGTTCAAAGGCTTTACATTTAGCAATAAAAATGATATAATGATTTTATAATAAAGAAAGAGAATTATGGAAAAAACAAAAGCAAAGTTGAAACCACATTATGTTGATAATAAGAAGTTTCTTTCAGCAATGGTTGAACACCGTCTTAAATGCCAAAAGGCAGAAGACAAGAAACGAAAACCACCTGAAGTAACTAACTATATTGGCGAGTGTTTTTTAAAGATCGCTAATCACTTATCTTACAGACCGAATTTTATAAACTATACTTATCGTGATGACATGATATCAGATGGTATAGAAAACTGTTTACAATACATGAGAAATTTTAATCCAGAGAAATCTAATAACCCATTTGCATATTTCACACAAATTATATATTATGCATTTATCAGAAGAATACAAAAAGAAAAAAAACAGCAAGATGTTAAGGCCAAACTAATTGCTAATGCTGGTAGTGAAATGATGTTAGATACTCTAGTCGGAGATGACGCTCAGTATAAAAATCAGATGTTAGAATTCTTACAAAAGAATGTAAAAGAGAGTGACCCAGCTGAACCTAAAAAAGTAAAGAAGAAAAAGAAAAAATAGATAATGAAAATAGCGTTGTTAAATGATACTCACTTCGGTGTGAGAAACGATAGTATGATCTTTGATGACTTCTTACATAAGTTCTATGAGGAAGTATTCTTTCCTTACCTAGAAAAACATAACATTAAAACACTTATTCATTTAGGTGATGTTGTTGATAGAAGAAAGTTTATTAATTTTAGAGTTGCAGATAACTTTAGAAAAGGCTTTCTAAAAAAACTATGGGAAATGAAGATAGATACTCATATGTTAATTGGTAATCACGATATCTATTTTAAAAATACAAACAAAGTAAATTCATTACAACAGTTGTGTACAGCACCTGATGGTATCAATGAACCTTGGATATATGTAGAACCTAAAGTTGTAAACTTTGATGGTCTTGATATATTAATGTTACCTTGGATAAATCCTGAAAATCAAGAACAATCTTTTAATATGTTAAACACAGCAAAGGCTGATGTGTGTATGGCCCATTTAGATTTAAATGGTTTCTATATGCACGAGAACATAACACAAACTCATGGTTATGATAAAAGTATTGTAAAAAGATTTGAAAAAACATTTAGCGGCCACTTTCATACAAAGAATGATGATGGACAAATATTCTATCTAGGTGCTCAATATGAAATGACATGGTCAGATTATGGTCAACAAAAATACTTTCATATATTTGATACTGAAACAAGAGAGATAGAAGCAATACCTAATCCAAATACTATATTTGAGAAGTTATTGTATGATGACACTAAAACTAATTATGATGATTTTGATATAAGTTTTTTACATAATAAATTTGTAAAACTTATTGTAGTGAGTAAAAAAAATAATGAAATGTTTGATAGATTGCTTGATAAACTATATAACAAAATTACAGTACATGAGTTAAAAATATTAGAAGATTATTCAGACCTTAATGCCAATCTTGTAAGTGATGATGTTGTTGAAGGCACGGAAGATACAATGACACTTGTTAATAATTATGTAGATCAGCTGCCTGTTGATTTAGATAAAGATAAGTTAAAAAATATGATTAAAGAAACATTTGTGGAAGCACAAGATACGGATATGACAATAGAATGATAGTATTTAAAAAAGTAAGATATAAAAACTTTCTATCAACAGGTCAACAGTTTATAGAAATACAATTAGATAGATCATCAAAGACATTAGTTGTAGGTGAGAACGGTGCTGGTAAGTCAACTATGCTAGACGCATTATGTTTTGGTTTATTTCAAAGAGCATTTAGAAACATTAAAAAAGATCAGATGGTCAATAGTATTAACGAGAAAGATTGTGTTGTAGAAGTAGAGTTTGTTATAGGTCAAAATCAATATAAGATTGTAAGAGGTATCAAACCTAATATATTTGAGATATGGTGTAATGATGTGATGTTAAATCAAGACGCAGCCGTAAGAGATTATCAAAAACATTTAGAACAAACCATATTAAAATTAAACTTTAGATCATTTACACAAGTTGTTATATTAGGTAATGCTTCGTTTGTACCTTTTATGCAATTGAGAGCTAGACATAGACGAGAGGTTGTAGAAGAAATACTTGATATCGAAATCTTTTCTAAAATGAATTTAATGTTTAGATAAAAACAAAAACTACAAGATGAAGTAATTAAACAATCAGATTTTAATTGTCAACTAATTGATGGTAAAATAGAATCACAAAAGAAACATATAGAAGACATGAGTGGTAACAATCAACAACTGATTGATAAAAAACAAATAGAAATACAACAGGCACAAACAGATATAGATAACTATCAATTAGATATAGATAGAGTAACTACCGAAAAGACTGCTTTACAAAGTGAGATATTAGATGAAACTAAAATAAATAATAAGTACAAACAACTACATAATTTAGAAGCTAAGTTAGAGAATACTTGTAGTAAACATAAAAAAGATTTAGGTTTCTTTCAAACACATAACGATTGTCCTACCTGTCAACAAGAAATTGACGAAGCATTTAAAACCACAATGCAATCTAAAAAGGCAGAAAAAATACAAGAGTTAGAAGTTGCATTAGGTCAAATAGAAAAAGATATTAATTCTACTGAAACTAGATTGACAAAGATAAATGAAATAATGGTTGCCATAAGAGAAAAAGAGTTATTGATTAATAGATATGAAACATCTATATCAGAAATCAAAAAGTATATGGTTAATAAAGAACATGAGATTGATGAGTTATCGGATGATAAGTTTACAACAGGTGTTGCTACTGGTCAACTAGAAGAATTGCAAGAACAATTAACAGAAGCAGAATCAGCTAAGATTAAACAAAAAGAACAAAAAACTTATTTAGATACTGCCAGATATCTTATGCAAGACACAGGTATTAAAACAAAAATTATTAAACAGTATCTACCTATAATGAATCAGTTTATTAATAAGAATTTAGCAGATATGGACTTCTTTGTTAATTTTACTTTAGATGATGAATTTAATGAAACGATTAAATCTAGGCACCGTGATGAGTTTAACTATAACTCTTTTAGTGAGGGTGAGAAATTAAGAATAGACTTGTCAATACTATTTACTTGGCGAGAGATTGCTAAAATGAAAAACTCTATGAATACGAATCTATTAATACTAGATGAGATATTTGATAGTTCACTAGACGCTTCAGGTACAGATGAGTTTATGAGAATATTAACAAACAAACTAGCAAAAGAAAATGTTTTTGTTATTTCACACAAAGGAGATACTTTACTAGATAAGTTTCCTAGTATATTGAAATTTGAAAAATATAAAAACTTTACAAGGATGGCATAATGGCAGAAAAACTAACACCAGAAAAGATAGAAGAAATCGCTAAAAATTACGAGAGCATACAAGCAGGTAAAGTTCCAATAATTAAAAGTGAAAAAGAAACAGTTAAACTAGACTATGGTAGTTTAGATAACATAAGGCCTGAAGATAAACCAAAAGTAAAAGCACCAGAGAAAAGATTATTACCTTTAATACCACCTAGTGATCCTAGATTGTTAATGCAAGTTGCACCTTTTGTTGATGATACTTTAAAAGAGTTTGACTTTAAAGATAGAGTTGATCTATCAAAAGTAATGTACGACAGTATGGTTAAGTATGGTGGTCTCGGTCTATCTGCTAATCAAGTTGGTTTGCCATATCGTATGTTTGTAATGGGCGGACATCCACAGATGGAAGATGGTAAAGTAAGATCAGTTTTCAATCCACTAATCAATGATGTAAGTAAAGAAACAGTAAACATGAAAGAAGGAT